CCCCCCCCCACGAAAACGGGGTCGGCAATGCGCACGACCCACCTTTCCAAGAGGTCTGCAACGGAAATTATCGGCATCCAGCCCGCGGCGTTTACCTTCGTTGCGTCGAACGGTACGGGATTGATCCGTACTGACGTCCAGTTTACCTCATCCCGCGAGAAGGAGTCCTGTACGAGCTTGAACCCCGCATTCAGAGGACGGTTTTGTGTCTGCCCGGTTTGAGGATTCCGGCGGTATCGCTTCTTCGCGTTTTTGTAGTGCAGGATGCCCACGAAACATTGCTTCAGAATCGGATTTTTCAAGTCCGTGGCAGGCTTTACGCAGAGCATTCCGCCCTGTACTTTCCACGTAACCGCCGGGACGGCTTCGGCATTCATGGGATAGGGTAATTCCGTCCACTTATTCACTCCGTCCCCGATCTTATGACGACCCGTGTCTGATTCGTAGACGACCTCGCCATCGAGTAGTAAGGGATTGGCCGCTTTGAGCGCCGCTGCCGTATATTTCGGGTGTTGTATTCTTCCAATCATAATTGCATCTGCTTTTTTGCCTGCGCTTTGCATTGCTCGGCGTATTCGTAATAGGCCGCGAACTCGTCCGGCTTGGTGTCCCGCTGGCGGAGTATCGCCAGTTCGTCGTCGACCGAATACCGCTCTCGGATGCTTTGCTGCACCCGCTGTTCGTAGGTCGGCACCGGGACGCTATTGACATATTCCGTTAAAACAGGGCTGCCCTGCTCATCCTCGGTAATCAGCATACCTGCTGCCTGCCCGTCGATCAGTTCCAACCACCTCTCGTCGGTGATCTCTACACCGCCCTCGACGGGTTCGTCATAAAATCCTTGCTTCCAGTATTTCATAGCTTCCTGTATTTTATTTCCAGCGTCCGATCACCAGCCAATGGACGGTTTCGGTAGAGGATGCGAGACCTCCGTCCTTGTCGGTGAGGTTCGCCCAGCGCGATTGGTAGCGTAAATATTGGGCGGTCAGTTCCACATACGACGCGGCTGTGATGACGTTGCCGTTGCCGTAATAAGCCGTCAGAAAGCATCCGAACGGCTTTGCGATGAATGCAGGACTGAAATAGTACTGATACGCCCCGCCGGGGGATATCCCCCATTGAAACATCAGCCCGTCCGGTGCTTTGTAGTAACCGTTGGATGAGAGCGCTTTTGTCAGCGTTACGTTCGACAGGTCTTTGGCGGCCTTATCGCCCCACGTCTTTTTCTCGCTGTCGGTCACGAAACGGTGCGTTGCGTCCGTAGTGATCTGTGAAGCGTGAATACTGCCTGCCATTTCACCATCCGACTCGTAGGGGAGAGACTTCCATGCGGTAACACCGTCGCCGATTTTCCGCCTGCGTGTGTCGGATTCGTACACGACTTCGCCTTTGAGAAGCACCGGATTTGCGGCGGCCAGTGCGGCCGCCGTAAACATCGGGAATTGAACCCGCCCGGTTATCTTTTCAGTAGCTGCCATAGCGTCAGTTCATTCCGGGGATGGTACACTGAATGACGAACGTACTCGCCTTGAACTCGTCGATGGCCGCTTTTGCCGCTGCCTCTCCGGCACCCTTCGGGTCGTAAAAGTTGTCGTATGACTTCTTCAAGTCGGCCGCCAGTTTCAACGACAGCACGGAGTAGTTGAGCTTGATTACGTTCGACTCCGTCACTTGGATATACTGGTCGTCGCCCGTGTAGACATCGACGAGATCCTGCACGGGCAGGTACTGCGGGGTGTTGTTGTTCTGGAAGAGGAACTCGATGTACTTGTCGCCGACCTTGGCCCCGGAGTAAGGCGAATTGGCCGTCGTCACGGTCTTGATTGACGAGCCGCGCAGCACCTGATCGAGCGGGATGTTGATCGGCACGCCGATACGGCTGCCGTTCCGCGTGAGGTAGTAGGTCGCGGCGAACCCGCTAACCGTCGGAGCTTTCTCCGTGCTGTATTCGGGCAGGGCATCTTCCATGACGATACGCCCGGTGTAAGGTACGGCCGCCACGGTTACGGTGCCGTCGGACTTGAACGTGATGGAAGCAGTAGCGAGGAATACCGTGCGACCGCTGTCGTCCGAGGCCATGCGGATAGTATCGATCAATCCGGTGACGGCCGAAGCGGAAACCTCGGTGATGGAAACGAAACCGCTTATAGAATCTTCGATCTCCTGCACGGCGACATTTTGTGCGACCACAACGCATTTTTTATTCGCATTGATCGCCGCGACGATGTTTTTTGCGACTTGTCCCTGCGGGTTGAGTCCTTCGGTCGGTGGATGCAGATAAGCATTGTAGTTGAAAGTAAACACTTCTGCCTTGTCGTTCCACTTGGTTTTTTCGGTATCGGTCACGAGCCGATGCGTTGCGTCGGCCGTGAGCTGGGCAAGAGAGGTGACATTGCCCCAGCCGAGCGCCGACCATGTCTTCGTGCCGTCGCCGACCTTGTATTTCAGTGGCGAACTACCCCGGATAAGTCCGTACTCGCCGTCGAGCAGGACGGGATTCGCTGCCGTCCATTCGGCTTCGGTGCCCGTTACGAATTTGATGCGGGATTTGAGCAGGATTTCCTGCAATACCGCTAAAGTTTGATTTTCTGCCATGATATTGTGTATTTAACTGTTGCTCTTCAGGTCGGCCGGGCTGTATCCGCCGAGGATCAGGCGGTCGGTTTTTTTGATGTAGTCGCCCGCGGATGCCACTGCGGGGAATCTATCGTATCGTTTCCTTGTTACAACGCCGTCGGTTCTATTTACCAGATAGTAGATTTGGTAAATTTTGATTGTTCCGTCTTCCTCCGATGTTTCGAATATTCCTGTAAATAATTGATAGCCCCCGTCTGCTTTTTGAACTTGAATAATAGATTGTTGGGGGAGTTCCGCCCTTTCTTTTATGTAGATATTCGCCGTAATGCCTTTTTCGAGCTTTTCCATAATCTTGAGGCAGGTGGCAGGATATGCAGAACTCGTGAGGTCGATAATATCGTATGAGGCATTGATTATCGTGGCAATTATCGCCTCTCCGTAGGCTGTCTGCTTAAAATTGTCTGATGGGCCAAACCAAAGGAATAGCCCTGTTTTGGCGGGGAAGCATATGCTTTTTATCTGATTTAAAAAATTATCATCGGGGATTGTCAAGGTGAGTTCCCGGCGAAGCTCTCCTTTGCACATGCGCCTGCGCGATAACGGGATGAATACTTCGAGCGAGTATTCATCAACCTGACGGCAGTCTTTGTAAACTCCGTCAATGCGGGACGCTTTGAAGTGGGTTGCTCCATCTGTAAAATAGTCGATGGTGAAATCGATTCCCGCGTCCGGAATTGCCGCTTTTACAAGAGTACCGTCACTTTGCCGTTCATAGAATGTTTCTATGTAGGTAAGGTCGGTAAGTATGTTCCAGCGTCTATACGATGTCATGGTTCTTGTTTTATGCAAAAATATTTGATTGCTGTCGCTGCGGAAAGGACAACTTTATTCCCGCCGTATCGATGGAATTTGCCAGAAATCGGTCGGGAGTTCAGGTTCCGGAAGTTCTGCCCGGTCATAATAATTTCCTTCGTCTTTTTCCGATAAATGGTATTTGAAGGTGTAGCTGTTTAGGGCGGCCTCTTTGTGTTTGACTTCGTACTCCGTGACGATTATTTGTTTCCACTCCCCGTCTGCGTATAGGTAGCGATTGCTGGAGTGCAGAAACTCCTGCCATTGCCGGGCTATGCTGCTCGAACTGATGTAACCTGTGTTTTGCTGCCAGATTGATGTGTAATCGTTGCTTAATTCCGCTTCGCGGCCTTGATTGATGAACGTGTCGACCTCGCCTTCTGGAAGTAATGTCGAAAGTCCGGATGCGATTATCGTGTCGAATCCGCCGAGCGAGTTTTGGAATAAGAAACAGCGGTCTCGAAAGTTGCCCGACCGCAAAATATATCGCTGGGCGAAAGGGTAGTTCTTTGCACCTGCCGTATCGGGTTCAGAGACGGAGTTCGCTCCCAATCCGTAGATGTCGTATGCAATCGGTGTCAGTTCTTCCGAAACGCAGATATTACGCCAGAGTAGCTCGAACGAAACGTTGATCCGGACGATGCCTTCTTCGGATGCTGTGAAAATGTCCTGTGTGCGCTCGATTCCTTCGGCTGTATATAGGCGCGACTTGATTCGCAGAAATTGTGGATCTCGATTGAGTTTTACCACCGATAACCATTGCGGTTGCCATGCCGGCATGGTGACGATTTGCCCTTGCCAAGTCAGAAAGTTTCTGGCCCACCAATCCAGCCCTACTTTGCGAGGAGCTGCAACCCCGCCGGCAATGACCTGAAAACGATATGTTTTGGTTGTCGCCGTGTCGGTCAACGTTATATACAAATATGTAAAGTTGGTAACGCCGGTTTGTCGTGGAAATTCACATTCCAGCAGGGTATGGACGATGTCCCGCAGGTTGATCGTTATCAAACTCTCTGCATCGTAATAAAGTGTCAGTTTGTCGCATATGGTTGCATCATCAAGTCTTACTGTCATGTAAACACAAGTCAGGCTTGAATTTTTGTTCCTGATGATCATTTTCCCCAAATTCTCAGAAAACTGACAAACTTCGGGCTTCTCGATTATTTCGAAGGTATCTACCATTGGCTCGGCTTCTATTCTCGGACAAAAATATCTACATGACGCGCGGACTGAAAGGACATTACACTTCGACCAACTCCGCATTCGAGTGAAGGATGTCGTGAGTGGTATTACCGGTTATTTCAAGGGTTTTTATCAAATAACGCACGTTGAAGACCAACACTTTGACCCAGAGGCGTAGGTTTGCAATATCTGATGCGGTCAGGTTGAGATCGACTTTAAGCATTTCTTTGTCCCGTGCCAGCCACTCCGCGTAGGGTTTATGGAATCTGTTGTACAAACCATTTTCCCCTCCAATTGCAAGGGAGTACTCGCTTCGGTCTTCGCTGCCAGCAGAAAGATCGGGAATACCGCCCTCGAAATAATATCCTTTATCCGAAAAATTATTTTTGATCAGCAAGCCGATATACACTTCTGACGGGCGATTGCCGCCTGCGGTGGGAAAATCTACAATAGGAGTTATGGCGTTCAGTCCAACTGCTTCTTCGATCGATCCGTCTGCATGTGTTCGCTTTGACGGGTATACGGCCAAAGGAACGCATTTCGGACATGTGAAGTCGATCGAACAGTCGTAGTTCTGATCTTCCGAGTCGGCAGCCGGTTCCATTTTCGTAAACCCGGCTTGATGTACGATATCCAGAGTGGCTATTGGGGTAGTGTATTTGTTCCATGCGGCACCGCGTCCTGAATAATAGAGCAGTGCGTCGACTTTCTTGCCGGAATAGATATCCCCGGTTTGGGCCAGTCTGATATTTTTATAGTCGGGAGACACCCTGTATTTGTCGATGATGTCCTGCAGGGAATAGCTTTCGATAATCTCATCGGTCGGCTCTTGGCCCAAATCCTCTTCGTAGGACTTGGTGTAGTTGTCATCCTCGTTACGGAATGCGAGGGTATAGCCTTTCTTTTCATAGGCGGGGAGCGAATAATTGTCGCTGACTTTGGCCGTCCAGTCTACAAATTTATTGCTTGCGAGAATCGACTTGTTACTCATCAGGAAATACTTTTTCCCGGAAAAAAACAACGTGCAGCAAGGTATTTTGAGTAGACTGATAAGAAAATCGCTCAAGTCCATGTCCGGCATCGAGTCGGCAAGATCGAGCGTACATTGGGTAGGATATAACCCCGGCCGGGCACCGGGCGATGTATCTTTTACCCCGTATCGGTTGTCGTATTCGGAACTTTTGTAAAGTCCGAGGATCGCTAACATATTGAGGAGTTTTTCGAGTTCCGGTTCCCCCAGCTCTAACTCCGGAAGGATTTTATCGAGGATATAACGTACTTTGATCGCTGGGACAACATAAGGCCGGGTGGTGTAAAGCCAGTTCGCATATTTATCGACCGTTGAGCATTCTGCTTTCGTCGGCCCCGACGTCACATACTCGATCGAGGCGCTCATTGCCTTGCGCATAATCTGGGGCAGGCCGAACTCGTCATATAGTCCTTTACGGGCGTTTTCTACCATCGTCGAGAATTTGATGTCCTCAAATCCGGAGAATGGGATGTCGGTCAGCTTTCCTGTGACGATGTGGTCGAATTCAGCCCCGACGAATGAGTATTGTAAGGACTTATCGGAGTAGTCGTCATATTTCAGTTCACCCTGAAATGCGACTATGCCATTGAATAACGCCTCGCAGGCGGCAGTCTTGCGTGACGGCCGCCGCCGGATGCCGGGTGTGAATCCGAAAAATTTGCAGTTTTTAGGCGACAGTTTGAATTCAACATTCGTGGAAACGGCCACTGGCACCCTGTCATCTTCAAAGATCGGATTGTCCAGTGTAAATGTCACATCCTGATCAGGCTGTACATCGAGGATTATGCCCTCGGATCGGAATTGTATCATCGTTTTTTGCCTCCAATTTGCCCACGTTCCCGCGTGCGGTTGTACTCTTTCATTTTCGCAACGATTCCGTTCTCGCCCAGCATTGTCACGTAGGCAAGAATCGGATTCTTCAGCACGTCGCATAGACGATCGACGGCCGCGATGAATTTGCCGGCCGTGCCTGCGTCCAAAGAGGAAAGCCCCGTGTCTGTTGTGTCGAATGACGGGATATCTCCTGTTGGGCCACCGGATACGAATCCGGGTGCCGGTGTATTTTGCCGGTATACGGCATTGAAATCGAAGCTGCCGAGTGTCCCCTGTCGGCGGGCCGCTTCGATCGTGTTCAGTACGGGAATCAACGAGGGGTTATCCATTGCGGCCGCTGGAACGACATACTCCTTCCCGTTTTCCGATACCAGCACCGTCGGCGATGAGATGAAGCCTCGTTTATCCGGAGAATAACGGGCGTTGAATTTTTTGCCGTCCTGCATCCGCTCGATGACCTGACCACCCTCTTCGGCACCGGTCGTTATTGGGGTTGATGCAATCATAGCGATTTGTGCAGCACCCATTGCAGCGGTAATTGCAGCCATAATATAACCAGCAGGCGGGCCTATTGATAAAGCCGCCGTAACGCCCAATGCCGTATTTATAATCGCCTTAGTAAGGCTCATGGCCTTTTGTCGTTTTGCCTGCTTGAGCTGTAATTCCTCTTGTTTGGCTTCGAGATCTGCAGCCATTCGATCCTCCTCTGCTTGGGCTTGCTCTTCGGTCATCAGTCCGGCTTTGACGCGCTTCTCGTTGGCTTTTTTCTTCTTATCCTGATTTTTCTGATATTTCTTTAATTCAGCGTTTTCCTTTTTGGTCATCATATTGTCGTAGGTAGTATATACCTGCAGCGCCATTTCTGTAGCTGCACAAATCGCTGTCATGGCGGCATGTATTGCATACAATTGATCTTCTGTTGATCTTGCTTCAATTACATCGAAGAATTTTTCCCAGTCATCTTTAGATAAACCCATAATTATTGGGTTGTCAGTAGCGAATGAAAATGTCTTTTCCTGTTCGGTATTGATGGTTTTCATTAAGGCCAAGAAAGCCGCTTTGATATCCGCGAAGCGGTTGACGAGCTTTTGTTTCTCTTGCTCCGAAAGGATTTTCGTGTCAAGCTGGATGCCGTCGAACATTCCGGACTCGATGAGCGTTTTTAATTGAGCAGAGAGTTGAGTCAGGTGTTCGAGTTCCAACCGGGACTCTTCTTCCGCTTGGGCCTTCCGTAGCTGTTTACGTTCTGCGGCCGTGCCTTGGAAGTCGATAAGTTCCTGCTTGTGGCGATTCTTGAGTAGTTTCTTTTGTAGCTCATGGGTTTCCTCTTCCCTTTTCAGCCGATCGTCGATCTCGTCGAGCCGAATTTTGGTGATGTTGCGCTGGTGTGCTTTCTCCAGAGCCTCCAGTGCCGCGGCGTTGCCTGCGTACTTCTTTTTCTTCTGTTCGTAGTCGGCGTTCTCCTGCTTGATCCTGTCGGTTTCCGACTGCTGGAGAAGTTTGTTTATCTCCTCTTCTTTGGCTGCGGCCGCCTTCTTCTGTTCAAGTCGTTTGTCGGCGAGTTGGTTCTGGATTTTGAGCCGCGCTTCACCGTCATCGACATTTTTCGCAAGGCGCTTCTCCAGCGCTGCGATTTCCAGTTTCAGCAGCTCCTCGTTGAATTGGGACGCGGATACGATTTCTCCGTTCTGATATTTCTCCTTGAGCCTCAGCTTCGCAGTCAGGAACTCTTTGTCTTTTTCGAGCGACCACTTGCCCGGATCGTCCGGGTCGGTGGGCGTTGTGTTCGTGGTCGTGGAATCCTCTGTCTTGAGAGGTGTTTCGACCTTGCCGTAAATGGTGTCCAGCATCGAGAGGGCCTGCTGCCCTTCGCTCACGGTATTGCTTAATTCTGTGGTGATTTTTCGTATTGCAGTATACCGGCCGTGAGGATTCCACCTCGAACCGGTGAAGTTCATTCCCAGATTCTGCAGTTCCTTGTTAAGGTCGTAAACTGCCTGACGTTGTTTTGCAGAATCGTCTCCGGCCGCTTTTATCTTACCCGTGAAATCGACAACTGCGGCGGCGATCAATCTCTGCTTATCGGCGGTGAGCGACGATTCGTCGCCCCATTCTTTATACTTGGTCGTGATTTCGGCGATCGCCTTTTTCATGGCTGTCATCTCATCTCCGGCGATGCGTTCCGCTTCCTGCTGCCGGAATTTGAGCTTGATGTTCTTTTCCAATTCGGTGTTTACCGACTGAAGCGCGATGGCGATATCCTCGTTGGTGCTTTTCTCGGTGAGCAGCTTCGGAAGGTACTTGCCGTACCTCTCGTTGATGATCATGATCGCTTCGGCCCGTTCGCGGCTCCCGGAGGCTGCGCGGGTCGCTGCGTCCTGCAATTCGTTGAGCTTCCGTTTCTCGTTGTCGATTTCGACCGCGGCTTCGGCGGCCATGTTCCTGACCTGCTCGTGGGTTTTGAAAATCTTGTCGCTGAACAGAGTTACCGCACCGATGGCGACTGAAATTGCTGTCGCAATCCAACCCCACGGCCCGGCCTTGACGACGCTGTTGAATACCTGTGTTACCAGCGTTGCCTGCTTCGTAATGGCGATATACGCAATATGAGCTGCTCGGTAAATCACCATCGCCTTGTGTGCAGCAAACATTATGGTTTTGTAGGCTGCGACGGCCGCAACGATTGGGATAATCGCTCCTTTTGTCTGGTATAAGAATTTCACAAGACCCGTCAGCGCCTTCAGAAAGGTTACGGTGATCGAGGTTGTCGAGGTGAATGCCGGATTCAGTGTTTCGCCGAGGAGTACGGCCTGTTCATGGAGCGCTTTCTTTTGCTTTTCGTATTGGGCCGTGGCACTTTCGTTTTTGGTGTTGAACTCTTCGATGACAGATGTGCCGGTTTCGAATGCACGATTGGCGATTTCCTGCTGCCGACGCAGCTCGTCGGTATTGGCCGCCAGAACGCCCAAGACCTGCACGCTACGTTGCCCGTCGAGTTTCATTGAGTTCAGGGCGTTCACGATCGACTGCATACCTTGGCCGGACTTACCCATACCTTCCAAAACGCGGATAAATGCCTCGTTCATATCTTCGCCCATGAGCTTTTGGAATTCGCTGAGGCTCATTTTGGCAATTTTTGCAAAGACCTCTGTCCGCTTGTACATGGCGGTAATTACCTGCCCGTAGGAAGTGCCTGCCGTTTCTGCCTGCTGCCCCAATTTGTCGAGTGTGCCGGCGAGGCCGAGGACGGACTGAATCGAGATATTTACATTCGGCGCCGTACCGGCCGCCCTTTTTGCGAAGTCAACGACAAAGCCCTCGGCCGCCGTGGAGGCCATGCCGATTTCGTTGATTGCCGAGCCGACCTTGAGCATACTCTGCTCGATGCCGTATTGTTCTCGGAGGTGGAAAATATCGACGAGTTTTCCGATCTGTTGGATGGCCGCTTCGACATTTCCGCCGAGGTCGCGGGCCAGCGAAACTCCGATTTTATCGCCTGCACGGGCAAATTCGAGCAGGTTTTGTTTACCTTCGATACCGAGTTTACCTGCGACTCGCACAATGTCAAGCAGTGAGTTGTGGGTGGTGCGGGTGTCTATCTTCTTCAGTTCTTCCGATACTTCGCGGATCTCCGTTTTTGTTGTTGAAGTGGTCTTCTGGGCATCGGTCAGAGCTTCGTCATACTCCAGAAAGGCGGCACGGGCTTTCTTGGTGCCCATGACTGCAAACGACATTGAGGCGAATCCGGCCGTGATCGCGCCGAAGAACTTGCTGAACCCGCCGGCCATCCGTTGCACGACGTTCCCCGTGTCGCGTGCTGATCCTTTGAGCGTCTTGATGCGGGCATCGACCTGCTTTAATTCAGCCCGATATTTTTCCCATTCCGTTGTGCCCGGAATCGCATTGTTGAAAACAGCGCGTAGACGCCTTTGTTCTTGTGTCAGATCAGAGATGGTCAGAGTGTCCAGCTTCATCTCGGAGCGAAGCTGCTGCATTTGCTCTTTGTTGGACTTGATGATCGCAGCATTTTTCTTGATTTCAGCTGCATTTTGCCGATATAATTCGGTATTCTCTTTCCCTTCGGCTTTAAGTCGACGCTGTTCCTGCCGAAGCTCGAAATTTGCGTTCGCGAGATCTCTTGTTTGTCGGCTTAAATCTCCGATCCGTTTTTGGGATTCGTCACCATTTACAATGATGTTGAGTCTTAAATCTTCATCCCGAATTGCTTTTCCCATATTCCTAATCCGTCAGTTGTTGCTTGATTTCTGCAACAACATCGTCGGTCAGGCCGTACATCAACCGGGAAGCAATCGACTCGTAGTGTCCGTAAGCGAAACGGGTGTGAATCTTGCGGGCACGCCGGACGAGCTTGGAACCATAGCGCAGAACCCGCATGTCGAGGAACCGTTCTTCGATCGTGTGCTGGTAGGTCATTGTCGCCGACATCTCGCCCTGTTCGGAAACAGACATCGAACGCTCATTGACCAGCCGGCCGGTGCGGGTACGGAGCTTCGTTGCCAGCACTGTATTCTGGTTCTTCAGCCAGCGGTTCGACTCGTCGAGCAAAGTGCGCCGTATGTACTCTCCTTTGACAGTCATTTGTTGCAGTTTGCAACAAAAGTAGCCGCCCGAAGGCGGCTACAAAGGACAGGGAAAATCGGCTATTTCCCGGTCGGGAGGCGGAAGACTTCCTGCCGCCGTCGGTCGGCCTGCATCCGTCTTCTCTGCAGTTCGGCCCGTTCTGCGGTCAGCCGGGCAATCATTTCGCTTTGCGACTTGATGGTCGCGAGTAATCGGCCGATGTGGTCGAACTCGCCTCGTGACATCGATACGGTATCGGATCGGCTATTCATCGTTCGTCCTCCCCGGTTAGTTTGCAGTTGATATCCGCGACGATCAGTTCGGCGAGGTTTGACCAGAAAGCCGGAAGCACACCGTCCAGTTCGTGAAATATACGCCAAACGGTCTTGCCCGATTCGGGACTCGGAGCTTCGCCGCTGATGTAGTTGTCGAGGTGTTGGGCGGCTTCGCGCACGCACCGGTAGGCTTGCAAGAGCTGGGAGTTGGCCGTCAGCCGGGCGGCCGGTTCTCCGGTGAGGGTCTTATTCATGGTGCGCCTTGTTTCCTTTATTGCAGAACTGTTTTTCGGCGGCACGGAGCGCAGCCCGTCCGATCATGTGCTGGATGTCGAACAGCATAGCCCGTAACTCACCCTCGATACGGGAGTGTCGTCCGGGAGCGTATGTTCCGGGATCGGAACCTCGTTCGGCGTACTTTGAGAGGATTTTGAGGGCGAGATTCACATCTGCCATTGCGCGGTACACGCTGCTGTGCGCCTGAATCAGCACGGGATTGATGTTGATTTTCATAGGTGGAAGTCATTAGTTATTTTGGCAGAAATTGAAAACGGTTCTGCCTTTCCCGTTGACTTCCACCTGATAGGCAGTGGGCGCATTAACGCACCACACGGGGGTACAGAACCGTATAATATAGGCATAAAAAATGCCCGTGATGACGAGCAGAACCCGCCTATCAGTATGGAAGTCACCACAAATGTAGTGAATTGATTTGATTTCACAAAAATTCTTGCGAAAATCTGTGCTGTGCGCCTGAATCAGCGCGGGATTGATAGGGACATGCCCCATCGGGTTTTGGTTGTTTTTCATAGTGAGGTTTAGACATTAAACCGTTAAACAAAAAGTGGTTCGCCTTTCCCGCTGTCTAACACCTCACAAAGGCTTGCCGGGGCATTAACCATCCGGCACGGGGGTACGAAACCACTATAACTGTACAAGCATAAAAAATGCCCGCACGTTCGACGGACATCATCCGCCTTTGTGAGAAAAATGTTAGACATCACAAATGTAGTGAACTTTTCGGAAGATGCAAAAAAACGCCCCGAAAAAATCGGGGCGGAATAGTACCACATGATGTTTTGACCGTTACAGGGAGGCAGTTGCGAGTTCTTCTCCGATTTTATGAATTTCGGTCAGAATCATCCTTTCTCTTTCCGGGGATGGCTTTTTTGATCCGCTGATATATTGTGCAAGGAGACTTTGAGCGATCCCCAACCGACGCGCTACAGCCGACGCATTCAACTCGGGATGCGCCATGAACAGCCTATATAAGGCAGGCTCGTTTCGCGCCCGGAAAAATCCGTCGAAGCTCAAATCCTCGTCGATCTCCGGCCAGTGGATGCCGAAAGCGTCGGTTTCATAATTTTCCCGTTGTGCGGGTGTTGCATATTTCAGCCGGGGATACTCGTCGAAATTCTCGTGAGATTCCCGCCCGTCGGCAGTTCGTATCCATACCGCAGTATCGGTAAGCCATATTTTTTCGATTTGCACCATAGCTGCTACCTGCTTTTGTTGAAAAATTTGTTCCAGTGTTCGGCAATCACCTCTTTGTTTTCTTCGATTACCGATTCTGCCATCTTTATTTCGGACGGTTTTAGTCCGTGGTTTTCGACCATCTCTACTGGATTGAGCAGGAATTTTGCTCTGATATTGCCTTTTACGACATGGACATGTATCGGCTCGTGGTCATTAGCGTAAAAGAGGAACCGGAATCCGAACAGGATAAAGATAGTAGGCATTTTTTCATTTTTTTCGTTATGCAAATATAGGTAATAAATTTATTACCCGCAAATCTATTACCGGAAAAAATAGAAACCGCCCCGAAAAAATCGAGGCGGG